CAGCATTAAAATCATCTTTACTAGCATAAACTTTACCAGTCCTTTTGTGTTTAATAATTTCTTTTGCTTCTGCTGGTATTTTAATTATATCACTCATTTCTGTCTACGTCCTTGTCTATTATATTTTTTGTTATGTTGCAACTTCTTTTTTTTGTTAGGGCTCTTACAGTGTCTTCTAGGTCTTTTCCTAGGTTTATCTCTTTCAACAAAGTCTTTAAATTTCCTAGCCATAAATCTCTATGTAATTATTATTTTTAGGATCGTTTACTTTTAATTCAAATGCCATTGTGATTCTCAATTTATCAGAATTATGTATACTTGTATAGTGAGGTATATTATTTTGGAAAAGAGTTATCTTACCTACTTCATTTTTACTACTGTATGTTTCAGGGTCATTAATTTGATTTATAGGGTTAATATATTTTGTTAAAGTATTTTGACATTGAATACATATATGACCTCCTAAATATGTATTAGGACTTACACCATGTAGATGAGGTTTTATTTGTTGTCCTTTTCTCATAATGTTAACCCAAGATTTTATATACAACTTGTTAGGTATAGGTTGATTAAAATATTTTAAAATTTCATTATGAAAATTAAATATTGTTTTTTTAATTAATTCTATATTTTTATTTTTCCATTTAAATACATTATAATTATCATATTTAGCAGTTGTAGAATTTTTACCCAAACCTGTATGACCATCAAAAGGAAGGCCATCTTTTAAAGTTGGCGGTAAATTTAGTACTTCTTTTTCTTTAGATAAAATAAATTTAGCTAATTGTTTAAAATCTACATTTTTAATATAAGATTCAAATAAGTAATAATCCCATTCTGGAGCAAAGAAAGTTTGTTTAGGCTTACTTTTAAAATTTACAACTCCTATCTCAAGTTTAGCCATTTTCCTGTGATCTATCTATCAAAGCATAACTAATAGATCCTGTAATTTCATTTGCTGTATCAGCTTGAACTTTAAGAATATCATTTGCTTCCATATTCAAACTAGATTTTATAAAATTATCAAAACCTGCTGATAAACTTTGATGAGCTATGTCCACATCAGATCCTCCAGATTTTTGTAAAAATACATCTACGTTAATAGTTCCTCCAGCTTGATGAGCAATTTGTAAGGACTTACCAATAATAGTTGCGTCTGATGGACAGGTTAAAATAGTAGTCACATTAGTTGTAGTTAAATTAAATGTTTCGCTTTTATATCTTATTGTCATTGCATGAAATAATTAAATGAATCTTGTTCGTTTTTTAAGTCTTGTTGATAAGAAGTGTTCAATTGATTTTCAACAGTAGCTATTGCTTGGTTAATTTGTCTAAAACCCTCTGTTGTATATTCTTGTGGTGGTTCTGGTACGTATACGTTTATTTTAGCCATTATCTTCTACCATCTGCGTTTAAGTCTGCTTTAAATGTACCAAACCTCCAAGTTTCATTAATATCGGTGTTTTGTATTTTTAAATTAGCCAATCTACCTCTTGCTCTTGTATCAATTTTTTCAGTACTAGAATTTATAGTAAAAGGCCCAAGTTGTGAAGAGGCACCAGTATTAATAGGGTAGTCTTTTAGAAATATAGTCACAACCGCATTTCCTTGTAAGTTTTTAAAGTCAGGTAAGAATCTACTTATTCTTATAAAATATTCACCCTCACCATCTACAGGTAAATCAAAATCTCCAGATTGAATGTAAGCTGCAATAGCTGTTTCAGTTCCATCTAAAGATATTTCATTGTTACCAACCTCGTGTGCATAATATGTTGTTGAACCAAAAGTATTTGTAGCACCACTCAAGTTTGTAATTGTTGGTGTAGACGTTGGGCTATATGCTGTTGCATATGGCACATCATATGTACTTGCATCCGCATAAGAACTTCTAGCAAGTGTCATCAAGGACCAAGTATTTTCTACATAATTATAAACTACAACCCTGTTGTTTTGTACTGCAGGACTACCTGCAGGTGTACCCGCTGGATAGAACCATACAATTTCATTAAATAGTGAGTTGTGTGAACCATATATAATTTCATTAGATGAATAGTTTATCCCCACATTTGACCCAGTGGTCGTGAATACAAAGTCTTCAACAAGTGACGGAAGTAATTTAACGGTACCATCAAATACAAAGAAGCCTCCACCTGCTCCCATCCAAAATACTTTACCATCTGCATATACAGTTGCGTGTTGACCGATACAACCACAGTTGGAACCTACTTGTCTGATTGAGAAAGTAAACGGTGGTCCTACAAACTGCATAGTATAAGCTGCTTGATCAGTCAAGATTAAGTTGTAGTCTTTACCAGATACGGCTGCTACGATTTTGTTTCCGGTGTCCAGTCTAAATGTTCCAGCAGTATTTACTGAAGTAGGTTCATAAACATTATAATTTTCTTGATCACTAAATCTTATAAACATTGGGTCTTGAGTAAGTGGGTTGCCAATAGTTGTTTCAGTTCCAAAGTGAACTACGTGTCTATCTCTATCTGAAGTTATCGTTAATCTTGTTGCTGTTGGAGCACCTGTCATAATAGTTGCTCTTTGTTCTAATGGGTTTGATACACCAGGATTCCATATAAATGTTTTACCATCTTTAATAGTTGCTATTAATTGTTCTCCAAAGTTATCAAGTGACCATGACCCAGGATCTAATATAACTGAAGAAGTAGTTGTCCCAGAACCCCAAGTTAATCTACTCCAAGTCCCTGTACCCCAACCATAACCATATGTTTGAATTGTAGGACCTATTTCTTCATAAGGATTTACACTTGCAGATCCTCCTGCAGTCATTCCTGTACCAGATTCATTTGATTTCATTTGAATTGTAAAACTGTTTGCATCAGGTGTGGTTAAAATTTCAAAAGTATAGTCCTCAAAATCAGCTACAGTAAAACCTGTTGCACCACCTCCTGGTAAAGTAACTGAGGTAAATGTTATATATTCACCTACATCTAAACCGTGACTTGTTTTATTTACAGTCACCGTAGTTGATCCATTAGTAGATGTAAAAGTTGCACTAGTAATTGCTGTCGCTAATGGTGTTATGTCATAAAACTTATCTTCATAATAAATATATAAAGCTTTGGAAGTACCAAGTGCAGCGTATCTTCTCCCCTCTAAATCTGTCCAAGTGTGTTGTGCACGAGTTGGTCCTGAAATTGTTTCTTGACCAATGGCAGTATAACCACCTATTTTTTCTGGTTGTCCGTATCTAAATCTAACAAAATCCCCGTCAATCCATTGACCTTCTGCTCCTGAAGGGGTATCAGCTTTATTAATCCCTGGGACTATATTTACATTTCTCAAAGGCATAAGCCATTTTACATCATTTTAGAGCTTCATCCAAGTCGAAGGAGAAGGTATATTATGTTCAGATTTAATACCTTCTTTCATTGTTAACATAATATCGCCTGATATAGATAGCCTTGGTATATCTTTAGTATTCTTTCCAGTTTCATGAAACATCATAGAAGGAAATATAATTACATTACCTGTCTCCGCAGGATACTCAGCTTTACCATAATTAGTATTATCCCACTTTGTAAAGTATGGATCTCTCTTTGGGATAGTAAGTCCTACTTTATGTGCATCATCATCTAGTAAAAACAAATTACCTTGTTCGTGAGCTTGTGGGTAATATACAAAACTAAAATGACTGCTCATATGCCTATGATAAGCAATATGTTGTTTTTTGGTTGATAAAGTAGCCCAAGACTTTGTTATATATATTTCAAACAAATCTAAATTATATTTTTGTGCAGACAAACAACCTTGTATTACCTTAGATAGTTCAGTATATAATTCTTTAAATCTTTTATCTTTGTGTAAATTATCATCAATAGATTGTAATTCTTTTGGCTTTACATCTGTCGTTATTGAGTACTGAGAATTGGTGGGAGTAATATCTCTAAGTATTATAGGTACAATTTTTTTATTTATGTCTTCAAAGTTTTCTAACTTAGTTATGTATATTGGATAACCAAACCATTTAGATATATTTGCCATAAGGCACTATACTAATTTACTCGTATAAATCTATACTTAACTTCTCCAGCACCACCGTCACCGCCTTGAGTTGATCCACTATCCACTTGTGCGGCACCTCCACCGCCTCCAGATCCTCTTGTACCCGCAGCACCATTAGTACCAGCTCCAGAAGAAGAACCTCCTGCCCCACCAGCTACGTTTCCTGAAAAAGAATCTGCTCCATCTGATCCACCAATT